GAATGTGATGCTTTTGATGTTATCGTGAATGACAAGGTGGTAGCATACTATTATGAGCATTTTACCAACCCTGAAACGGGTGAAAAACTGGAAAACCCTGTATTTGAAATTTACTATGGTATCGATGAAGATGGCGATTTTGATAGTTCATTGGTAACGGAAGATTTTGAAGAAATTGAAGATATTCTGAATTGCATTTTTGAGTAAAAGGACAATATCATGGCTTATATGAATCAAGAAAAGAAAGCAAAAATTGCTTCCGTTCTGAAACCCATTCTCGCCAAGTACGGCATTAAGGGTTCTCTGTCCGTTCAAAATCATTCTAGCATTTCCCTGAATATCAAGTCCGGTCCTATTGACTTCATTGAGAATTTTATCGAAACCGATTCGAATGTGATGCACGGTCGCAAAATGTCTGCTGACCAAATTGCATATATTCGCAAAGACCAGGCACTTGATGTGAATCCGTACTGGTACCAAGACCATTTTAGCGGCATTGCCAAAAAGGCTCTGTCTGAAATCTTGCCTGCCATGTACTCCGCCGATTACTATGATAATAGCGATGCGATGACCGACTATTTTGATACCGCATACTATGTCCATGTAAACATTGGCAAGTGGAACAAACCTTACCAGGTTGTCGCTTGACAATGCCCTCCGTTTGTGTTATCATTCTCTTGTTGGTTAACTTTTCTTGAAAGGAAATATTATGTCTAAGTCTCTCCAATACGTTAAGATTTTCGAAGTCCTGCAAAATGCTAATGGTCCCGTTGCCGTGTCTACTATCAAGGCTCTTGATGGTATCGTACCAACTCGCCTGTCCACTTATCTGTGGGAAATCAAAAAGAACACTGGCTTTGCTGTGAAAGCAAACCGTGATGGTCGTTCCGTTGTGTCTTATGAACTTGTTGGTTCTGGCACTGCGCCTGTCGCAAAGCCTGCCAAAGCCGTTGCGCCTAAGGCAACCAAGCCTGCTAAGACTGCTACTCCTAAGGCTAAAGCACCTGCCAAAGCAAAGGCTAAGGCACCTGCAAAGGTTCAAGGCGATAACATCGAAGATGTGATGCCTACCAAAGCCGTTGGCATTGTAGACGTTCTCGATTCTGTCGATACCGATATCGCTGATTACGAAGACCGTTCTTTCGCCGCTGACTACGTTCGTGGAGTTGCATAATACAGGAAGTGAAATGGATACTGCGCTAGTACAATTAGTAGAAAAATATATTTTCGAAGCGTGGAATTTGGGTTTGACTGGTGACTATGTAAAGAGTTACGTATGCGCCATGTCGAACCAACCGAATTTTGTTGTTGAGCCAATACTTGAAGACCTAATTAACAGGATGGCAGAATGAAACTCTCCCTTTATGAACGACTGCTACAAAAGCCATGGTTCTATCGATTGATGTGTAATTTCACAATCATGGAATACTTGGTGATGTTTGCTGTGGTCATTACAATTCTTTTTATGTTATGATTGATACGATTTACCTTGATATGGATGGGGTGTTCTGCGACTTCAACGAACGATGGCATGATGCATTCGGTCGAACGCCAAAGCAATCCAGAGAGTGCAAAGAATTCTCGTCCGACTGGACAGACTTCATTGTTGACGGAAACTTCCGTGACTTGCCTTGGGCTCCTGGTGGCGAAAAGTTGTTTCAATACATGCTGGCGCTCCCATCTAACATTCGAATTGAAATGCTGACCTCTAGTGGTGGTCAAAAGTTTCATGCCGAAGTGACTGACCAAAAGACTGTTTGGTTGTGCGACCATGGCTTCCCATGGAAGGCTAACGTTGTTGCTGGTCGTGGTTTGAAGAAAAACTATGCAACACCTACGTCAATTCTGATTGACGATACCTATGATGTAATTGAAGCATTCAATGCCGCTGGTGGTATCGGTCTTTGGCACAAAGACCATGATGTGGATACTACAATCGAAACTCTCGAAAATCTCCTTGGCATTGGGGTCACAAATGGATGAAGAACTTGATTACACAAACTCTACAATCAATTATCAAAATGTAGTTGCTAGTAGAGACTTGCTTGCTATCACTCGTTTGACTGCGGCTGATTTGATTAAGTGTCCCTATATGTCACTTGGAGATTTTTTTCGAGATATCTCCGATAATGATTTGAAGACTCTCGTTGATATCATTGAAATCGCCGAAGATGAACCTGAGCATGAAGCACTTGGCAATCTTGTTTTGCTAACCGAAATGCTAACGACTGCCGAAGGTGTTGACAAAGTTGACCTTGATGATGCACACCAACGACTGAATGCGTTCTGCATGTACGTGATTGTATCTTCACTGCACCGAAAAGGTCTTGTCAAAGTCCACTATGAAAATATGTCCTTTGGTAAAGACATGGGTAAAAAAGTTGTTGTTGAAAGGCTTGATAATGAGTAAAGGTCTTGAAATCGATTATGAAACCGCCGACAGAATTACTTTGCTGTGTTTGAAAGACCAGCGGCTCTATCTGCAAACTGAACTTGACGCATACGATGAAGGCAAATGGTTACATCCTGAAGATGTAGTCAATAACCAAAAACTCATCAAAGCGTTAGATATTCTTATTCCATACTACGGAGGCTAATCATGCCATATATTCACGTTGATGTTGATTTGGATGAATTCGATGATGATGAATTGATTTACGAATGCCGTGCCCGTGGTCTGCTAGATGGTATGGATTTGAACACTGTCGGTGTTGATGGCGATGAAATGCGAATGATGCTGACTGCAATTTATGAAAAGCGTAGGCTCGGCAAAGACTTTGATGCCGAACTTGATAAAATGATTTACTATGGATTGGGTCGTGTGATATGATTCGAATGTTACTCGCATTTTTTATTGCATTTGCAATTTGCTACTTTGGTATTGATGCCTATCGAAAGTTGACTGGTAAAGAAAAATGGGCATTGACAAAACTGCTTGGGTATAGTATAATTTGTTCTGTTCTAGCGATGGGTATCCTGTCTGCTTTTGTAATTCTCTTTTAAAGGTATATGATGAAACGTTTTGCTACTCTCTCCCTGATTGCCGCCGCTGTTCTCGCTACTGGCTGTACTCGTATTGAAACTGGCGAGGTCGGTGTTCGTGTCGGCTTTGACAAACAAGTAAAACCTGGCGAACTGTTGCCTGGTTCTTTCAATCAAGTTTTGATTGGTGATGTTCTGACGTTCCCGATTAAAGACGTTAATGTTAAACTGGATGACATGACTCCAGTTGCAAAAGACAATAGCACAATGAAAGACTTGGATGCTGTTGTTATTTACAACATTAATCAAGCGCAAGTTGCTGAACTGTATGCAAGCAAGAGCCGTGCATTTCACGCCGAACACAAAGGTGATGTTTACCTGATGTATAACTACATTGTTCAGACTGCACGTAATGCTATCTACAAAGAAGCACGTAAGTTTGAAGCACTTGATATGGCAGACAATCGCCAAGCGATGGAAGCATCTATCAAAGAGCAAATTCAAAAGACTCTTGCTGACGAAAAACTCGATGGCAGTCTTGTTGTCAGTCAGGTTCTGATTCGTAACATTGTGCCTGCTGATTCTGTTGTTGCATCCGCAAATGACTTGGTCCGTGCCAAGAATGAACTGAAGCAAAAAGAAGTTGAAGTGAAAACTGCTGAGGCTGAAGCCCGCCGTATGCAAGCACTTGCGAATCAAGGTAGCCAGTCTATTGCATACATGCAAGCACAAGCAATGATGAATATCTCTGAAGGTATCAAGAACGGCAAAGTGAATACGATTGTTGTTCCGCAAGACTTCAAAGGTATGGTCAACGTGAAGTAAATGAAAACGTATCGCCAATATTATTGGGAACAAGCCATTCGCCAAATCAAAGTCTCGCTGACAATGATTTGGTATGGCGTGATTCTTGATAAAGGTCATCATACGCAATGGAAAAATACTAAGAAGTATGGCGGCAGGAAATAAACTTTTTATTGTGACTGGTACACGTGCTGAATTCGAATACTTCATTCGAAAGAAGGCGCAAGAATTACATGAAGATGGATACCCAATCACACTATCCGATTTTGTTTATCTGGACAATCTAGACAAGATTAGAGGCAGAAAAGAAGTGCATGGGTACTTCTATGGTAGTTATCGTGAACGTGCTGACTTGAAAGACATTCTAATCTATATCAGACTCGCAAACAATATTCCATACGACACATACATCATTCCACCACCAAATGAAATGGCTGTGCCATGAATTCTGATGGATTATTCTACGGCACGATTATGTGCCTATTTTTAATTTTTGCAGGCTCACCGGGTCTTGCAACATTTCTTTTTGTTATTCTTTTACTGACTTGCACATGACTGAAGAAGAACGCAAACATATTGGTTGGACCGAACGTGAAGAAGGCTTCTATAGACTTTATGCGCCGCCTAAAGGTTCTATTGTGACACAAGCATTTATTCATTGTAAATATTGTGGAGGTTCTATCTACCATTGTATGGGACCACGTTATGATGCCGTGTGCCTTACTTGTTTTGAAAAAGATGTGGAAGCCAGATGAGTGACAGAAAGAATCGTGACGTTGGACGCAAACGTACATATCAAGGATGCAACTATTGTGGTTGCTGGCATGGTATGTGCGGTGCTGAAAAGAAGCGCATCATACTTGAAAAAAGTCGCCTTAATGATTT